TAAAGACGTAATCAAATGTTTCAGTTGATGTTGTTTCCAACGTGATATCAAATGTATTAGCAGTAGCATCTTTTTCATCAAATACTTTTGCTGTAATTTCGCCACCATCACAACTGAACATTAATTCAGTATGACCAAGAACTGCAGCTGCTTTTTTAATTTTATCAAGATCATCACCTGATAGATCAAAATTAACTTCGCATTCTGGCATATTAATATCCTTACTTGGTTGAGTAAGAATATCGAGTTCAGAATAATAGTATCTTACCTTTGTTGAATTTGGCTTTTTAACTCCGCCTGCATTATTTGAAATAAGTATTGACTTATCTTCAAAGGTTAAAACAGGAGCATCAACAAGATTCATAACAGATAAGAACTCATTGAGATCATATACACCAAATTCATTGCCAAATGTTTCATCAATTTGAGCTTTTGCCATAATGGTTTTAGCTTCAGAAATCGTTGAAAGCGCTTGGCCTGGTTTAAATACTAGATTCGCATTAATACCCGCAAAATTTTTGAGGATATTAACAGTGTTTTCAGATAATTGCATAATATTTTTCCTTATTCTTCATTTTCTTCATCATGTACGTGTAGTGCAATGATAGCGTAGTGTAGTATCTTTAATAGATCTTTTCTATTATAACCTTCTTTTTTGCCGTACCTTTGCGTATACTTTAGTACATTACCTAAAGCGAAACCCATGCCATGACCACAATCAATAATAAATTCAGTTGACTGAAATTTACTTTTGCTGTAGTGACCATCATAGGTTGCACTAACATAATTTAGGAGCTCTTCAATAAGAGCTCCCTCATTAAACTTAAAATTCGTTTGTTGTTTCTTCGCCATTATTCTCCTCATTATCAATAGCACCTGAATCTACTTTTGTGTATAGATCCAAGAATGCTTCTTTAGTATCGTCATCAAACCTTGCGATACACAATTCAATTGCTTTCAACTTGTTTTTAAAGATTGAGAAAGACTGAACAATATGACAGAGCCTTCTGGTTGAAACAACTTCATCGACACCATCATCATAGAAAGTCTTTCTAATAATGTCAGCCCATGTAACTAGTTTTTCAGCAAAGTCATTATCGACTTCACCATATTTTTCCATGTGGTTCACAACAATCTTTGTTTCGATTGATGGTGATGGAAACTTTTGATCTACAGCAATTGTAAACCTTTCAAGGAAAGCTTCATCAATAATTGAAGCTGCTGTAAACCTACCATCATCAGAACCTTTACCTTTTGTGTTTGCAGTAGCGATTACGTTGAATCCTGGCGTTGGAGATATCGTTTCACCCGTTTTTTTAACAAGTACAGGTTTACCTTCCAATATACCTTGTAAACACATAATTTTATTTGTAGCTCTATCAATTTCATCGAGCAATAAGACCGCACCGTTTTCCATAGCTTTGAGAACTGGCCCTTTGCTAAATACTGTTTCTCCATCGATTAATCTGAAGCCCCCTAGTAAATCATCTTCATCTGTTTCTGGGTTAATTTGAACCCTGATGAATTCTTTGTTTAGTTTTGAACACGCTTGTTCTACCATAAAAGTTTTACCGTTACCAGATAGTCCTGAAATATAAACAGGATAGAACATACCTGATTTAACTACTTTTACAATATCGTGAAATGCACCCCATGGTACAAATGTTGGATCCGCTTTTGCGAATGTTTTTTCTTGGTTTACAATCGATTGCATTTTAGCAACTGATCCTTTTGGTAAATCAACCACATTAGATTCGTATGGTTGGATAAGTGCGCTAAGATCGTATGTACCAATCTTGACTCTATTGTCAGCGGTAATAAGATCTTTCCAGTCTTTACCGGTATAACCCAGGGATTTACCAGTAGTTTCAATAATGTTTTTCCTGAACTGCGTTGTGTCAGGAAAGTTCTTGGCCAATTCTTCCAAGATTTTTTGTGTTGAAATTTTCAATTCATTCATAATATAATCACTCCGTTATCATCAAATATAGGTATATTATACCATAGTCTCGAGCTATTGTAAACAGTTTTTTGAAAAAAAGTTGCATTTTTTTTCAACTTTTTTAAGCAACTGCCGCTCCAAATTTGGTCATCAATACCTTGTTTAGTTTTTTACTCTTTGAGTATTTTTTAAATGCATTACCAATTTGACCTTTGGTTGCATCAGTATTTACATCAAAATCATCGGCAGCTGTATCTAGGTTTTTACTACCTTTTACTAGGTAGAAATCATCATATCCACCAAAGCCTTTTACAGCTACACACTTATTTTTTCTGTATTCTTTTGTAGTTTCTGGCTTATATTCATACCAATCTAAACCTTTTTCATGAGATATAGTTCCAAGTTTGTGATTCCATTGGTGATTATCATCAGCCATAAAGAATCCAATATTATTTACACCATATCTTTTTTTAAGGTTTTTTAATAGAGCACCTGTTAACTTTCTTCGGCTAGCAGCCTCAAGTGGCCTTCCATCAATGTAAATTTGAATTGAAGAATAATCAGTTGAGAATCTGTTATCTTCGAACTTTGGATCTTGCATAACTCTCATTCCATTTGCATCACCATCAGTAAATGTAATTAAGTTCATTTTTTCAATGTTATGCTTTACTTTAAACTTTTTAATAAGTTTGTGTGTAACAACTAATGCTTGATTTAATGGTGTAGAACCCCAACCTTCTTCATCAGCTAAAAACTGTTCGAAACTCCATTGACCTGCAATTCTTCCATACATATAAAATAGTGATTCTTCAAAATCTTTTTTACTTAAGCTTGATGAACAAATTAGTGGCATTGAAATTCCATCTAGTTCAATATCACCATCTTTATAATAACGCCAGAAATCATCAATCTTACGATTTGTTGATGTAAACCCATAAACCTCAAATGGAATATTGACAGCTTTACAAAATAAAATCGTATGAAGCAATTGATCCATAACATAAGGCATTGAACTAGACATTGATCCAGAAAAATCAATTATCATCATCATACCATGATTTTTTGAATCAGCTAGTTTTGTTGTTCTTAAAAAGATATCATCATTTGTTTTATATGACCACAACTTATTAACGTCTAAATTACCTGTTTTAGAAATAGCAGCTTTTTGCCATTGCGTAGCAGCCTTTCTTTGTTCAAATTCTTTTACAGCAAACTGAATATTTTTCTTAATATTTTTTATAGCAGCTGGAAAATCTCTTTTAGCTGAAGCATATGCATCCATTGCTGATTCATAATAATAATCAGCATTAGAATTTTGAAGATTATCGTATTTTTTTGCTCTTAAAGATTGTAATTCTTTATAGTCATAAACAATTTTATCTAGTTGTTCTGTGATATTATCCCTAGCAATTGTAGGTTGACTACCGTTTGGCTTATGAATTAAATCTTTTTCTTTACTTCTAAAAACTTGATCAGTTACTGAAACATCATCGCTATGTGTTGGCTCAGGTGAAGCGATTGTTTGATCGAAATCATCTTCATCGTCTTCACCGTCACCATTTTCTTTTGTGTTACTTGTATTCTCATCATAGTTTTGTTTATCTGATTCTAAATCATCATGACCACCCGATGTAGGGTCATCATTTTGAGAGTCCTCAGATTCTGGTTGATCGACATCATCCATTTGTGGAGGTGTCATCAAATCGGGTTGATTCTCTTTAGTATATGCTAAGATATCTTTTACCAATTGTAAAACTTCAGCAAAATCATTTGTAGACATTGCTCTATCATAAAAAACTTTTTCTGCATTATTAAATGGTACATCTAATAGATTACCAATCTTTGCTTTTAAATTAATTTTATCGATTAGCTTTACTTCATTCCAATCGACGTCAGATAAATCACCAAAAAACTTTTGGTCAAATAATTTTTTGTAGCCTCTTGAAAACGGACCAACTAGACCTGGATATCTAGCTTTTACTTTTCTTTCAATTCTGGCGTCTTCAACTACATTAATATAAGACCTTGGGCAACCCTCTAGTTTTTCTGGGCTATCATGCCAACCTTCAAATGGTGTTTCAAGTGCATGGCCAACTTCGTGACCAATCAAAAGGTCATATACATCTTTACCCATATCTTCCCAGACAGGTAAACCTAAAATTCTGTTTTTGATATCAAACCATGCAGTCTTGTAATTACCATGTTGGATTGTAATATTCTCTTTAGCTAATAATTTTGGTAACTGCATTCTGTAAACTCCTTATCAATATATGTATATTATACCACCGTTCTACGTAAAAGTAAACAGGTTTTTGAAAAAAAAGTATATATTTTTTAGATATATTTGTTATATGCATATAACATTCTGGAATAAGTGGTGGAGCTGACAGGGGTCGAACCTGCGACCTACTGGATGCAAACCAGTCGCTCTCCCAACTGAGCTACAGCCCCACTATTTTATCTTAGAAAAATTCTTTTCTTTAATAAACTCGATTTTAGATCTAAACTTGTTTTCTAAAATATCACCTTTGTGAGATATAATAAAAACATTTGTTCCATCTTCAAGTGTATTAAGAATTTTTGTAAGGTTATCAATACCATCATGGTCTAAACTAGAATCAAACGTTTCATCGAGAACCAGAAGATTTGTAGCTGCAGAATTTTTCATCTTAGCTATTTGCCTCCATGTGAATAGAAGCGATAGATCAATCCTCTGTTTCTCACCTTCACTAAATGATGCATAGTTAAATGTATCTCTATGTCTAGATCTAATTGTTTCGTTAAAGTTTTCATCAAGGTGAAATGCTACAAAGAAATCTAACACCTGCAGATACTGGTTGATCAGACGATTCATAACAGGTAAATATTGTTTAATCACTTTCGTCTTGATACCAGTATCTTTAAGCATCTCCCCTATAACTTCGTTATAAGTTCTTTCTTCAACATATTCTAATTTCTTTTCTGTAATAGAATCTTTACCTTCTCTTAATGATTCCATTTCTTTCTTTGCAGTTTTTACATCACCACTTGATTGTAATAGTGTTCCAATTTCTTTTTGTGTACTATCGATTTCTTTTTGAATCAAGGATATTTTATCATTATTAGAAATAATTTTTCTTTGTCTTTCCAATAATACTGTCATAGCATTTTTTGATTCTTCGATGTCCGCCATATTTTGATTGACTTCATCTTTTAGTTTTTCCATACCCTGTTGAACTTCAGCCGCTGACTTTTTAATTCCACTAATTTTTGATTCTTTAATTGATTCATCAATTTGTTGATCACACGTGGGACATTGATCATGGTCTTCAAAAAACTTTGATTGTTGTACCAATTCTTTAATTTTTGCACTGAATTGTAAATCATAAGATTTAAGTTGAGTGGCTTTTGATTTTAAATTATCAGACTTTTTAGTTTCAATATCAATATGGCTTTGAAGATTTTCATTAAGTTCTGATGTCTCATCTATTAACTTTTTAATATCATCTTCATAAGTTTTAATGCTTTCTTTCTTGTTTTCAACCATATCTTTATTGATTGACTGTAGATCTTTAATGTATTTTGTTTGACTATCAATCTTGGTTTTAAATAAATCAATTTGATGATTGATATCAGTTAACTCATCTCTAATCTTAGCATTTCTTTCTTTCAATAATGTATTCATCTTTGAAAAAATATTAATGTCTAATAAATCTTCAATTACCGCCCTACGTGACCATGCAGGAAGTTGCATAAATGGAATGAATGAACTGCTACCTAATACAACTACCTGGTGAAATGATTTATGGTTTAGCTTTAAAATATTTTGTTCTAAGAATTTTTGATAATCTCTAGCACTTGATGCTTGATTAATCATATTACCGTTTTGATAGATTTCAAATTTGCCAGGTTTTATACCTCTCATAATTCTAAAATCTGAATCACCAATTTTAAATTCAACTTCTACTACAGTACCCTTTTTATTAATACTGTTGATCATTTGATCTTTTTTAATATCTCGATGTGGTTTACCAAATAGACCAAAAGATAAAGCATCTAACATTGTTGATTTACCTGCACCATTTTGTCCTACGATTAATGTTGATGGTGATCTATTTAGTTCTATTTTGATTGTGTCATTACCGGTTGACAGGAAATTCTTCCAGGAAACGGATTTAAAATATATCATACTACCTCTAGATTTTGTGCTTCTGTGTAAAGCTTTCTCAATTCAATTTTTAAATGGTCTTTATCAAGTTCAGTTTCAACTGCATCAACATAAGAGTCTAATAATACAGTTGTATCTTCTAATGAGACCTTTTCATCTTCTACACTTTCACCAAGATATTCTTCAAAACTCTCAGCAATTTTAAGTTCATAAGTTTCAATACTTTGTAATCTATCAACAAATTTATCAAACATATAAAGATCATTTTTATTTAATACAATTAATTTTATAAATTGGTGTTCATATTCAGACACATCAATTTTATCATAATCATATTTTGTATCATCATATACTACTTTCTTAAACATAGTAATAGGATTTCTAACTGCTTCTATTTCTCTTGTTTCAGTATCTAATACATGAAAATACTTAGGATCATCAACATCTGCCCAAGTAAATTCCATTTGTGAACCAAGATAATGAACATTACCCTGATGTGATTTTGTATGAAAATGGCCAGATAGAACCATTTCAAATCTTGAAAAAATATCAGCATTCATACCATGAGGATTACTTATTC